CTTGAGTTGTTTGGATGGCAAGTTGGAGACCTCGAATCCTACCTACCACTTCCCGGTATTCGGAGAAGTCTTTAGCCCCCCCGTTTGCCAGAAACTGTGTTGCAGAGAGCACATCCTCTGCGTATTTTGCGATCAGCACGTCATAGACGGTTTTGGCCATGGATTACTCCTTGCTGCCCGGCACTTTGGGCTGTTGTTGTGGTGTTGCTAACACCTTCAAAGCATCAAGACGGAGGCGCTCTTTGGCTTGGTCTTGCTGGGCTTCCACCCGCATACCTTCCTTCATCGCTTCAATCTCGACGCGGTCTTTATCCAACTGCAGTTTCTGTCCTGCAATCTGCATGTCTGCTTGGTCTTTTGCGGCCTTGCGAGACACTTCCATCTCTTGAATCTTGACCTTGGCCTGCTCCAGTTGGAACATTGGGTCTTGCGCTTGTTGTTGCGCCTGCTGCTGCGCGGCTTGTTGCTGGTGAGCCTGTGCAACTTGTTTGCCTGCGTCTGCAACAAGACGTGCAAGCTGAACCTCCATGTCCTCTGGCAACTGCTCGTCTGGTGGAGGCAGTGGCACACCAAGGCGCTCTTCGATCTGCTTGCGATATGAGAAGCCCAAGTGCTCGGCGATGTGTGCTTGCAGTGAAGCCATGATCTGCTGTGCCATCGGGTTCTGTCCGATTGTTCCTGCAATCATCGGGTCTTGCATGAACGACGTGTGCGTTGCAATGTGTGCATCGTGATCTTGGTAGATGAATGCTTTGATCGGTTTGCCAATGAGTGCTGACATGTTCTCAGATACAGGATCACGTGGCTTCTGATCATCAGACATTGGGATGATCTTGTCAGCGTTCTTGATGCCCAGCACTTCAAGCATCTGACGATGCAAGTATGGCAAGTCATAAATCTGCGGAGCCTTCTCCGACATCTGGAATGCCGCTTGGTACTGTACGACTCGCTGCGCCATTGTTGACGCGTTGGGATCAGACACAGGGATGACGTCCACTGTCTTGTAGTCACTGCGGCGTGCGCGTGGGGGGCCTTGCTCTGGCTCAAATGTGTACTCTTCAGGAGCGTAGTCGGCGATGATTTCTTTGAGCAGCTTGAACTCTAACTTCATCGCGTAGTGCACGCGTGCTTGTACAGCGGCCATCGGTTTCAATGTGCGCTCAAGCAGTGCAAGTGTTGTACCCACAGGTGCGTTAGCAGACATGTCGCTGATGTTCATGTCGCTAATCGCGCCAAGGCGTCGGCCTTCTTCTGTAATACGCTGTAACAACGAAAGCAGTGTGGCGCTAGGCTCCTTGTATGGGAGCATCATGATGTTGTCTTTGATTGCCCCTGACGGCACGTCCACATCACGGAACTCTCCCGGTGCGATTGGCGTGTCGTCACCTTTCACGCGCAGGCCACGTGCCTTCAAGCCACCGGGCAAGTTGCTCAGTGTTCCTGCATCGACAAGTTGACGAATGATTGCGGTTCCGGCGCGTGCGTAGCCACCAATGATGTGGATCAAACCCAAGCCATAGAAACCAAACCCGGGCACATATACATAGTGCACGAAGTGGTCACGCTTGCGAGTTAACTCATCGTCTGGTTCCCAGTTGCGACGCACAGCAAGAACTTCTTGTGTACCGCGCTCAATAGTCACCACGTATGGTTTAGCCAAGTCGTCTTCTTCATCATCAACGCCATCAATGCACAAGTGCGCATGAATCTCAAGCAAGGTGTAACGCTCGTCGTTAGTCAGCGTGTAGCCACCTTCCTCGGCTTTCTTTTTCTCGATGTCTGTGTGGAACGCAACAGGCTCTCCCAAGTCCTTCTTACAGTAAAACCCGCTTGCCATCAAGCGATCCATCTCGTTCTTAGTCTTACGCATCACGTGCGTAACACGCTCGGCCTGCTCAATGTTTGACGCGCCATAAGGCACGATGACATCTTCTGCTGGGATGTAAATCGCCACTTGACGACCCATGCTTGGATCGTAGTACACCTTCTTGAACGCTGAACCTGCAAGACCCAATGAGTACAGCATGCGCTCATGCTCTGGGCGATACTCCACCATGACGTCTGTCAACTGGTAGTTCATGTCTTCCTTGACACGATTAGCCGCTTCTTCCTTCTCCTTAGTCACCTTGCCAATGATCTTAGTCTTGACAGGGCCCGCTGGCGGGAACGTTTCACTCATTGTCTCGGCTTGGAAGCGGATCGCCGCTTCAGCCAACACTGTGGAGTACACGCCACACGCATCATCCCAAGGCTCGGTGCGCTCCTCGTAGCGGAAGCCCAGCACTTCAAGACCTTTAACAAATGTGTCTGACCACTCTTTACGTGAGGATGTGTCGGTGTCTACCAACTCAATCAGGTCGCTTGCCAGCGTTGCAAGTGCGCCCTCATCCATGTACTCGGCCAAGTTGTCACTGAACTCGCCCTCACCATCTTCAGCGTCGTCAGGCACAAGTGTGATCTCCACACTGCCATCGTCCAGAGTCACCATGTCAGGATTGACAATGTCAATCTCTAGCGCGTTCTCTTCAGCCTCGCCTAACTCGTCGATGCCCTGCGGAGCAGCGTAGAGACCCTTGTCCATATTTGTAGCCATGATCTATCCTCAGTAGTAACCGCCACGCCGACGTGACTTGAAGTATTTAATTTCCTCGGGCTCGTCAGACGGCAGTCTGATAAACCCACCCTGACGGAATCTCATGAGTGCCATCACTGTAGAGTCCACCAAGTCATCGTTGCTCATGAACGGAAATCCTGCAATCTCCTCCACGACTTCTTCAGCCCAGCGGGTCTGTGGAACCCAGCACAGTTTAGATGCCACGATGTCTGCCACGGAGTTTAACCGCGCTAACTTATCCCCGCTACCCCTGTGCGGGGTGTACTCCCCCACGGGCATACCCATCCGGCGCAGTTCTTGATAGAGCGCAGTCCCCGAGGACTTCTTCTCCACGATGAACGCATCTGGCTCCCAATCCTTGTATTCCTCAAGTGCTAACTTCTTAAGGTCTGGGAACTCAAGGCGCTTCTTGATTGAGTTCAGGAGGATGATGTGGTGGCATCCTTCCTCCTCGTTGAAGAACACTCCCCACGTCGTGAGCGCTGTATAGTCGGCACGGTTGTGGCTCTCGGCTGCCGCGTCCAGACTCATGATCACGTACTCACAGCGGGGTGGGTCTTCCTTTTCCCAGATGTTCCACCACTCTCGCTTGACAACTGACGCCTCTTCTGAGGTGGGGTTTTGCTGGTACTGGGCGTTCCACTGGAACGTAGGCATTGACGCCTTTGTTCTGTACAGCGCTTTGAGGTCAAAGAATTCTGGCCACAGGGGTTTCTCGTTGTCCGTCCCGGAGTTAAAGATAGCGGGAAACTCGACCACCTCGTACTGATCTGCATCCTCGTTCTTACCCATGTCCCCCGTAACGCGGCCTGTCAGGTCGTTTTGATGCCATCTTGTTTGGATAATGGCGACCCGTCCTCCGGGCATAAGACGAGTACGTGCTCCGTATGTGAACCATTCGTACGCTTTATCAAACACGTCAAAGTTTCCATTGATGATGTCCTGTTCATTATGAGGATCGTCGACAAGCAAGAGATCAGCACCACGGCCAGCCAGAGCAGAACCGACACCACAGGCGAAGTACTCTCCACCCATGTTTGTATTCCACCGTCCAGCGGATTTGCTGTCAATTGCAAGGGTGACTGTCGGGAAGATTTGTTTGTATCTGTCATCGTCAATGATGTTTCTAACTTTACGACCAAAGTCCACGGCAAGGTCTGTGGTGTGCGACACCATCAGCACCTTCTTATTAGGGTATTTACCTATGAACCATGCAGGAAAATATATGGAGACAAGTTGTGATTTGCCGTGACGAGGCGGCATGTTCACGCATACCCTGTCCTTTTTACCCTCAGCAATATCCATAAATAAGTCAGCCAATATGCGGTGATGCTTACCCACCTTGTAGTCTGGCTGCATGTGCTTACAGAACTCAATCAGGTCGTCATAACACGCACGGGCAGTCTTGCGGCTGTCCAAAATGTCCGCAATTTTATCAATTTCTGCCTGTTCTTCAGGCGAATACGAGTCCAAGTTATCCAGCATCAGCCGGATTTCCTCTTCCGTAAAATCTAAAGTGTCAACTTGGGTCAACATCGTCGTCAAAAGTGGTGTTTTCGGCCAAAATTTCGGTTTTTTCTGCCGTTTTTGGCGTTTCTAGCCCCAATTCTGCGTCCACATCGATGATATCGCCGTCTATTACGACCTCGGCGTCCTGAATTTCAGGCTGGGCAACCAATCTTTGCAGTTTTGCACGTAGTTTGTTGCGCAACTCGTCGGTTGTCTGGTGCGTAATCGTCACTTCTGTCCTGTCGGTGAACAGCCCCACGTCTGAAATCTTACCCAAAAGTTCTAATGCACGGATTCTGATGCGCGGGTCGGGGTTAATTGACTCTTCAATCAGCCTGTTTGTCACTGTGTGACGCAACTCAACTGCATGACTGACCACGGCACGGCCGTATTCGTCA